AGTCACGGCCCCTCTCTCAAAAGGCTCAGGAAGGACCCGAGTGATACCAAGGGTTCTCAGCGACTGCTAAATCTTTCAGATCCCTCTCATACCTAGCGTTAGTACACTGTTACTATTAGCGATTCTCAATAAGATATTTATTCTCAATAGTGGGATATATATGTCAGCCCTATATCTAGTGTGTAGTAAGCCCCTATAGGTAGTGTATAGCCAAGCAATATATGGGGATTATTAGCCCTTAGTATTAGCCCAATAATTAGCCATATATAAGCCCCTATATATAAGCACCCTTTACTGGAAATATACCCTGTAGGAGAAAAAGCCTTTTTTTTAAATTAGGTTATTTCTTACTGCCCACCCTCTCAAAGATCTCATATATCTTGATTCAAAATAAGGGTCTAATATATCTCTTGCCATTACTGTCATTTCATCTCCGAATTTTCCAGTTGGCCCCATTGCTGATGATACGGTAAATCCATATAACACACCTATGTCATCCCTAGAGCCCCCTTGCTCTCTATACCATGGGAGGACATTGGAGCCCTGAGCCCCTCTACCAAAAAAGCCCCTCTTGTAGACCATACGTTCCCCCTTATAGAGGCTGAACTTAAGCCCCTTGCCCGGCTGTGGTCTGGAGGTGGTTTGGCTACTGGGTAAGACCTTAAATTGTAAACCTGTTCTAGGGCGTTTTTTCCCTATGCCTACAACCTCAATTCCGGGCATCCCCATATTATTTTTTGCGTAGACACGCACTTCGTCCATAATTGCGGCCTTTTGCATGGTCGCCTTTTTACGAATAACCCGAACAACCGTTTTTTTTGCTTTTTTTTCTGTACCTCGAACAGCCGCTGAAATCGCCTTGGAATTAACGCTGTAATTTAATTCATTTAAAACTTTTTGAGCTCGTTTTATATCCACAACAGACTTTCCAGAGCTAAGCCCTTTAGAAAGCCTTTCAGGTGTTAAACCGCCAAAACGTGCCATGAAACGATTATACAGTTTCTGACCGTTCTGACCGTTTCTGACCGCCTTTGGTCAGAAATTTTTTCGAGTCAGGCTCTGGTTTTCGCATCCATATATATATATTCTGACTTTCTGACTAAATATATATATATACATAAGGAAGCGGCTGCTTTACGTTTGCTCTCTCCTAAGGGGTATCTCCCTCATGTGGTCAGATTGGTCAGATCGTCAGGACTCAGGCGTGAACTGGATTTCTTTCTGACCAACTTGGTCAGGATGCGTCAGATGGCCCCAAAGAACCAAAGTTGACCGTTCCCCAGATGTGACTTTTGTTACTCTGTGAGTAAGTAATGAAGGAAATAAACACAAACAACCTTGACGCTGTTCTGGAGATGGAATTGCCTTGTCAAAAAACTCTAATTCTCCCCCCTCATAACTTTTTGGATCATCTAAAAAGAAAGAAGCTGAAATATCTCTTGGATTATCATCAGTTGGGTCTATGTGCCATCGATAATGACCCCCATTTTCATATTTTGAATAATTTATAGATTCAACAAAAATTAAGTTTGTCTTGTAGCAGTCTGTAGCAATCCATAAAAAATTATCAACAATTCGATCCATAAGATGATTAATTTTTTTGAATTTTTCATCATTGTTATCAATAAAACAAGTTTGTGTTTTTCTAACCCTTTTTTTTAATTTTGCATTTGCAACTAGACCATCTCCTAAATGCGAAATAACTTCTGTTTTTATCAATTCACATTCCTTTGGTGTTAGGAGTGGTTTTGATAGAGCTGTGATTGGTAGCACTATAATTGAGTTGCGATGTCACCCACCATTATGGCAAAGAACAAATTTTATTATTGCTTTTGGGGCTCTTGTGCCTTGTTGCTGGTAGCTGGTCAGATCTACGTTGGGACTTCATATCGATTTATGGCTCAGACCTTTTTTGTAGAAAAAAGAACTGTGTGTTTTTCATTGCCTAACAAATCAAAGGATTTAAAATATACAAATCCAAGCGTTGAAGATGTTGGACCAACCAAAACTGATTCAGACAACCTCCTCTGGAGGAACAATCCACAGTTACCAATTGACAGGTGGCAATAGAATTTTTAATCGTTATTTGAGCTGTTATTTGGGAACGTGTTCATTCTTTTCTGATCTTGAAGCAGCCCAGAAACATTTAAGCGAGTGTGGTTCAAAATAAAAGCTCTTTTTTGTTGAGCTCTTATTTCTTGGCAATGTTGGCAATCACACCAAATTGATTCTGACCAAGGAATTCTCATAATTTTATAAATACACCCATTCTCTGTTTATGTAATCTTCACAATGAACAGACATATACTCATCGCCAGCAAAGCTGATTGACATTCTTTTTGTCTTTGATTTTGCCTCATGTGGATAATATTGAGGAAGCCAAAGAGCATCTCCAGATTTTAAAACCACGTCCAAAATCGGCTTGGTTTTTAAATTTAAACTTCCAGCTCCTGTTTTATCTGGATAATCAGTTGGATTTATTTGTTGCCAAACTTTCCAATGTGTTTCTCCTTCACATTGAACAATTACATTGTTTTGAGTGTCCCAATGACAACCAAAAGGATGGGGAACATCCAAATTGTTGTAATGAACAAATATGTGAGTATCAAAAGGACGTTTGTATTTCTCTTCTAATTCCTTACAAATTTCATTAAATTCAAATTTATATTTGGACATATCACGAAAATAAAATACTCCAGTTTTATTTTTTAAATGTTGATAAAAAAGATTAGGCGGCATTTCATTTGGATTGACATCCCATCTTGAAACTGGCCATTTAATAATTTCACAATCATCAATTTTGCATCTTTCAGGAACAAGATAAACTTTTCGATTGATTAAGAGTTCTAATTCTTTCCAAGAAAAAAGTTTTGGAAAGCAATTTTTTTTATGTTCAAGTTTCATTTGGAGATTTCATTTAAGTAAGGCAAAAGGCGAGTGACTAAATTAAAAGAAATAGAAATCCGATCTTCCTTTGTTTTATTTTCTTCGACCATGTGAGGCACATAAGCTGGGAAAAAATAAGCATCTCCAACTTTAGGATTGAAATTGTGTCTAGTAGCTACGACTTCACTTTGATTGTTCTCATCTTTTAAAAATCCTGTGGATTGCCTATTAAAAGCGTTTAAGTCATATTCTTCAATAGACAATGGAGGATGTTTTTCTGTTGTTTTAATATAAAAAACACCCGCCATAATTGATTGTGGGTGTGCATGTCTTACGTTGTAAGAATGATGGCCATTTATATTGAGCCAAGTGTTAAGGACAATAAGTTCATTTTCCCAATGTTGTTGATAAATTGCATTTATGCAATAAGTCGTCAATCCCAAAAGCTTTTGAATTACTTCTGGAGTTTTATCAAAATTCAAATCACCTGACTGATATGAATTTCGACCGCTTTTATTTATATTTTTATAAGTTTTTTTTATTTCATATGCTCCTTTCTCTAAATCTTCAAGAGAGATCCCTTCTTTTATAAGAGCATCAATCATAGATGCTCTCCAGATTGTCGTTGGGAAAAGATTGTATTGATCAATTATGTTTCTTGGTTTCATTTTTGATCACCATAAATATTTTTAATTAAGTATTCATAATGAGTTGGAGATCTTTTAGCTTGTTCTTTTAAAGCTTCTATACCATTTAAAAAATTACTTTCACATTTGTTAGAAAATAATTCTTTTCTTTTTAAATCACTTAGATGATAAGGAAAGACGTCCATTCCATAAGCTAAGGCAAGCAAGCCGTCTTGATCTTCATTTGGTTGAAAACCATTTGGATTTAATATTTCTTGATAGTAAGTTTCTTGGCCCAATGTGTTTCTATAAATATCGGATTGAGTTAAATATTTCCAATATTGAGAATCATCTCTATTTGAAAAAGAATAATGATTTTGAATCCAAACCTTAAACCCATCTAAGATATTGGCTGCTTTCATATCAAAACAATCTCTAGTTACTTGATTTATAAAACCATCTTTAACCTCTAAAGCTTCAACTAAATTCCAAAGAAGTTTGATAGTTGAGGCTATCCCATTTGATTCGAGTGGTTCAACAAAACCATAAGCCAAGCCAATTCCAACAACATTTTTAAACCAAGCTCTTTCATGTCTTCCATTTACAAAATTAATTGTATTTCTATTCACTTCCCCTACATAAGAATGAAATTCATCCTCAATTTCTATTGGATCAGCAAATCTATTTGAATGAACATAACCGTAAGACATTCCATTCCAAAGAGGAATTTCCCAAACCCAACCATTTTTAAGAGCTACACAATTTGTATAAGTTGGAATCTTTTTTTGCTGTTCTTCAGTCCATGGAATAAAAGCCTTATAAGCTTTGTGATTCAATAAAACATTATTATAAGAAATATGTTTTGATCCCATAGCTTGCTCTAAAAGTAAAGAATTGAACCCAGTGCAATCAATAAACAAGTCGGCTTTATATTCTCCACGCTCGCAATAAATAGAATCAATTGATCCGTCTTCCTTAAAAGATGTTTTATTTAATTTGTCGTCTATAATTTCGACCCCATTTTCTTTTGCTTTTCTTGCTAATGATTTGTGATATAAAGAGGCGTCAAAATGATAAGAAGTAAACCTATCTAAATATTTTTCAATATCTGTTGAGATTTTATTTTCATCCATAAAAATCCCAGATGGATTAAGCCAAAGGTAAGCATTGTCAGGTTTGAAAGTTTCAGGATATGTCTTTCTTAAATAAGGCCATTGATGAATAGTGTCCTTACTTTCATTTATGGGGCCAAAAGGATAAGACCATGAAAGCCCTTTTTCTAAAAAATCTTGAAATCTGATTCCATTTTTATATGTTGCGTTTGCGTCCCACATCCATTCTCTATCTTGTAGGCCAATAAATTTATGAGCTTCCCGAACACCTTGGATGGTTGATTCACCAACACCAATCGGACCGATTTCTGGAGAATGAACAACTTTAATCTCCCAACCATAATTGTTCTTTTTGTTGAGAGTTGACAACATTGCTGCTGACATAAAGCCAGAGGTTCCACCTCCGACAATGCAAATTGATTTGATTTTCATAGTGGCAAAGCTACGCATTTTGAATTGTGACCACCCTTGAAATATTTGGCTGAGGTTACAAAAGCCTCTTTCCTTTGCTTTAAGACTGTTCTCCAGTCATTAGCCCATGGAGTGCCTTTCAATATTCGTTTAAGACTTGGGTGGGTGTTGGAGATTAGGAGCGTTGTCGGTGCTCCAATTCCTCCCTCTATTTTAAGACCTAAATTCTGCAAATAGTCATGAGCGATATTTTGTGTGATGTCTGCGGAATGCTCTTTGCCTCTTACTATGTCGATCAAAACTCCAAGCGAGGTATCTGGTAAAGATGGAAGTTTTGCGGGTGTTGTTAGTAAGGTGTCAAATAATCTTTGATGATCGGCTGAGGCTCTTGATGGCTCCAGATGCTCTTCGAGTTGAAAAGCTTTAAAGAATTTGGCAGCCATTTCCTCAGTTGCTTCCTCGTCAGAAATTAATGAAAAAGCTCCAGCCAATAAAAAACCAAACTGATCGCCGAGACGTTGAGAGGAAAGTTGTTTGGAAGCTGCTATGGAAAAAGTTTCAACATTCTTTCTAATGGTTGGCAAAAGTTGAACAGATCGAGCCAACAAGCGACGACCCATTTCTGTATTGACTTTTGCAAGTCTTGGTTTTAATTCTTTCCAGTGATCGGTTATATCTGTTGTTTCGTGTCCTTGTAACTGAAGCAAAGCAAACCGAGTTTTGTCTGACCCTTGCTTTAATGACGAGGTTATGGAAGATAAGAGGAAGGCCGAGCGAATCTGATACTCGTTTGACGCCCCAGATGATGAGCCTTTGAAAGTCTTGGCTCCGTCGGTTTCTGAACTGCTTAATCGAGCTAGTTCTAAGATCCCCTGAATCCGATTTTCATCTGTGAAAGCGTTTGCGTTCTCGGCCTCATCTATGACAAGCGGAATCGCATCAGATTGTAAGTGTTGTCTCAGCCCTGCCTCTGTTGATGATCCTAGAGCAAAAGTGATAAAGCCACCTAGTAATGGTTTCACAAAGTCACTTAAAACAGTTGATTTTCCTGATCCAGCTCCACCGACTAGCCAAGCATGAGGACGCCACCTTAGAGCACCGCAAATTGGAGCAAGAACAATCCAACCGCATAAAAGAGCGGCTGAGGCGGGTTGCTCCCATCTCATGAGTTTTGCTGTATCAATTAAATATCTTGTTTCTTCAGTTGATAATGGTTGATCAGATGGACCAATTAATCTTGGACCTCTTTCATATATAAACTCACTTTTAAAACCGCCGACCTCAAATTTTTCTGAGCCTAAATAAATCCGATCTCCAAGATGGCAAACAATTCTATCTCCATCAATCCAAAGACCTCTACCTCTAATTCTTGATGGATCATAAACGCCTTGAGAATGAGATTTTTGATAAAGGAAATCCAAGGCATCTGACCAGTCAATATTTATTTCACCTGTCTTTTGATTTGGCTTTGGAAAATGTCTAGTCCACCAATTTTTTGGGGCAATAGATAAAAGATGTCTTTCTGTATGTTTTGCGGCTGTTAATGCAATTACCTGTTTTTGTCCTCTAGGTAAATAAAAATAAGTTTCTTTGTGATAACCCAAGCAAACAAAAACTTGATCATCAGCAATTACCTCCTCGTTTTGAATGTTTGGAATATCTTTTCGGCCTCCAAGTAGTCTTTGAAAATTATGTCTCTTTTGTAGAGCTGCAACACAATTTTCTAATTTGTCATCACTAAGGCAAGGTCTAGGATTTTGTTTAATAGCTGATTGCCAAGTCCTTTTTGCTTCAATTTCAGAAAGAGGTGGAGAACATCTTAAAACGAAATCATCAAACAAATTTATTGGGGTTCCTTCTGTCCTTAGTCCTTTATGGCTTGCCCATTCTGCAACGCCTAAAAGATCAACAGCTAAACGAAAAGCCGAGTCATTTCTCCCGCCCTCGGCAACTCCATCCTTTATCCAATCCCGATGTTCTCTACTTAGTAAAGCAGTTAAAGGGATGATCTCATCTTGATTTGATTTACTATTAGCGGGGTGGAGTTCGCTTTGGTGGGTGGCTCCATTGGTGCTTGCTGGAGACTCTTTGAGCATTGCATCAACTAGAGCTTGGGGAGCTGAGGCGATGTCAGTTTCCTCAGGCCCTAGCCCATCAATCCACTTATAAGAACCTGTCATGGGATGGTAGCCCAGACAGACACTCTGAGCCCCTGACCAACGCAATTCCAAATGCTCAATTTTGGAATCGTCTCCAGTCTTGCCAGTTCCTAGTTTTGTTGTCTGAATATCTTTCCAATATTTTTCATCTACTTTATAAAAAGCGGAAAATCTGCCACGGCGTCCAGATGTGACTTGAACAGTTTTTGGAAGCTCATCAAGATTGAATCTTTCTTTTAATAATTCGGAGGCACTTTCACCATCAACATCTACAACTAAAAGACCATTTGAAGGCTCACCACATAGAACACCAACGGCCTTGCATTTTGTAACAGGGCGGGCCAATTCAAGTTCAATATCTTCTTTAGTGAGTCTTTTTTTCTGCCAGTTTTTTTGATAAGGGCCTTTGTTATCTCCAACAGGAACAAGCCGCCAATCGTTAGGAAGATTTTGGATGAGTTTACTTAACATTTATCAAGCTCCTTAAATGTCTAATTTTTGCGACTACTTGTTCCGCATGTTTGAACGTCCATGAATAAAACCTGATGCGATGTTCTGCAAGTTTTTCAGGATTATTCAGAAAGGAATCGAAACAATCTTTTGGAATGCGTCCTTGCCAATATTTGTGATATTGACGGAAAAGGTTCTCAGCCTCATTCAAGGCTTGGTGTTGAGTAGGGTTCATTTTTTCTTAGAGAATTATTTTTTGCCTAATAAGGCGAGAGCGTCAGTAATTGATTTTGCTATCCCTGCGATACCTCCAGCTCCTCTGACTGCGTTAATAAATTTTGTTTGTTGGTCTGTTGCTTTACCTTTGTCTTTGACCTCAATTGCGACGAATTGAGCAATTTCTTTTCCGACGTCTTGGCTTGAGATTTTAACGGTTTTCCACCCAATAAGGTCTGAAGAACCCGGGGCCAATCCGAATTTAACAAGGCGACCGTTTTGGTCCATGAGGGCTCCAGTGTTATTTCTGAAAAGTCGAGTATCACCCTTTGAGCATCCGAGGCGGATCTGATTCTGTTTGAGCTGTTCATTGCTCCCACCTCTGGAATTTGCTTTTGAGTGCATTCCTTCTTTCTCTGGACTGATAAACGTGATATGCCCAGCCCTGAGAGTAGCCTCTTTCTTTTGCTATTTCAAACAGTTGTTGAAGCGTTCGAGCCTGTCCAACCTCTGACCTTTTTTGTTTGCGTCTGTGTCTTTCCCGAGCGGCCATTTGTCTCATCTCTTCCTGATGAGCTGTAGGACTTAATTCAATTAGTTCTCCTTTTTCTTGTTTGATTAATTGATTAACTGAAAACTCATGTCCACATTCGGGGCAAATTTTTTCACTTGATTCAACAGTACAAAAACAAGTAGGACAACATTTCACAGAGAGCTTTTCTTTGGCCTCTCTTTTCTGTCTAACTTTTTTGCCATCTAAAGACCAAAATCGTTTTGTTGTGGGAAGGCCATGCTCTTTTACGTTGCCAGCATGATCAAGAATAATTGCATTTTCTTTTCCTTCTACAGGTCTTAAACAACGCCCGACTTGTTGAAGATATAGGCTCAGACTTTTTGTTGGCCTGAGCATTAAACAACCACCAACTGAGGGGATGTCTGTTCCTTCAGAGATGACCATGCAAGAACAAATTATCTGAACTTTTCCTGTTCCTAAATCCTCGATCATTTCCGCTCTTTCATTCTCTGGAGTTTTTGCATGAAGTATTTTTGATTTGATTCCAGATTGAATAAAAGCCTCATTGACTATTTCCGCATGTCTAACAGTGCAACAAAAAGCAATGGCAGTTTTTGGATCTAAATATTTTTTGTAATGAGCAACAGCATCACCAATTAATTTTCTATCGGACATTGGCTTGTCGATTTCTTCTATTCGATAATCTCCAGCCCGAACCTTTAGGGCGTTTCGATCAATATTATTTGGAGGAACAAAAACCCTCGCTGGGGATAAATATCCAAGGTCTGTGAGTTGTTGAGTGTCTGGACCTTCAACCATTTCAGAAAAAACATTTTTTAAACCTTTTCCATCGAGCCTTTCAGGTGTTCCAGTACACCCTAAAATTTTTGCTGTATGAAAATGATTAAGGATTTTTTGCCATGCTCCGCTAGTTGCATGATGAGCCTCATCAACGACGATCAAATCAAAATGATTTTCTGGAAGCCGTTCAAGTCTTCGAGCTAATGTCATTACTGAACAAACTTGAATCAGATCATTAGAAATATTTTTCTGGCCAGCAATTATTGTTCCATGTTTTACATCAATCAATTTCAAGGCGTCGCATGTTTGGCGGACTAATTCTTGACGGTGAACAAGAATGGCTACTTTTTTATTTTTAGCCGCTGCAAGTTCTGTGATAGCAGAAAAAACAACAGTCTTTCCGCCGCCAGTTGGTAAGACATAAAGCAAGGATCTATGACCTCTTTGAAACGCTCTCCTGAGAGTCTCAAGGCCGTCCAACTGATACTCACGCAAAGACAGTAACAAACGATTTAAAACGTATCTGGGAACATAGAAACGTACCTTGACGAGGGTGTCAAGTGCGTTATGTTTTGAACGTCAAAAAACGATTTCATGCCAATTCCATTCGACGATTATTTGGCGATCAAAGCGGTTAATTGTTCCTTTCTAAAAGATTTTGAAAGGAGCCCCGCTCATGCTTACGCTAAAAATCTAGACCCAAAAAGAGAGCCACCTTCTCCAGTAATTCAAGCCGCCTTTGATTATGGAACAGGCGTCCATTGTTATTTGTTAGAAGGTGAAAAAACATATCAAGAGGATATTGTTGTTCGACCTGAATTTTCAAGAACAAAAGCTGACCAAGAAAAAAAGAAAGCTTTTGAAAAATCCGTTGGTAAAAATCAAACGGTTATATCTTCAAGTCAAAATGAAGAAATTTTGGCTTGTTGCAATAGTGCTTTAAAAGTGAGCACTGTTGAAAAATTATGTAGACAATACGAGGGACAATCCGAGGAAACAATTCAATGGATCGATGAAGTGACAAGGGTGGCATGTAAAGGCCGCCTTGATCGCCTTGTAACTATTGATGGAAGGCTGTGGATTATTGATGTTAAAACTACCCAAGATGCTAGACCCGATGCTTTTCAAAGATCCATCAACAATTTCTTATACCACTGGCAAGCCGCTTTTTATCTCGATGGCGTCAGGGCTGCTGGCTACGGCGAGCCTCTTGGCTTCATTTGGGTCGTCATCGAAAAGAAAAAACCGTATGGAGTTAAAACATACAAAGCATCGGACGCCCTCATTCAACACGGTCGGGACGGATACCGCTCAGCCTTGCGGAAATATCTTGAGTGCTCAAAAAAACCGTTTGAAGAATGGGACGGATACACATCCGAGATTGAAGAAATTGACCTCCCTCGATGGGCTAAAACGACCCCCAGTGTGTGAACCATGAATCAAGAATCAAACATCGTTGAAGCTCCAACAATTCAAGAGACAAGCATTGCTGGAACCGATACCCCATTCCACCCAGAAAAATTTGATGACCTTTGGCGATGGGCTAAAGCGTTTTCAACTTCAAGTCTTGTTCCTCCCCATTTTCGTCAACGTCCCGAGGATTGTTTTGTAGCCCTTCAAATGGCCTACTCCTTAAAAATAAATCCTCTTACATGTCTCCAAAATATTTTTGTTATTCATGGCCGCCCCGGAATGAGTTCGAGTTTGGCAATTGCTTTGGCTAATGCGTCAGGTGCATTTGCTGGCCCTATTCGATACAGGATTGAAGGCTCTGGAGCTGATCTATCAGTTACTGCTTACGCTCCAACTTATGACGGCGAAATTGTAGAGAACACCGTGACCATGGCTATGGCCATGAAAGAAGGATGGACTAAAAATTCAAAATACAAATCCATTCCTGAACAGATGCTCCGATTTAGAGCGGCTAAATGGTTAATCAATACAACATGCCCTCAAGTTTTATTTGGGTTAGATGTAGCCCCTCCGGGTTCACAATCTGACCCCGCCCCCAAAGTAATGGTCGAAACTGCGGGGCCTTCAACTCATGTTGAAATCTCCCCTCTAACTTCTTTGAATGAATCTTTAAAAGATGACCTCCCCATTTCTGACAGCAACCGAGTTGGCGAGGCGTTGGAGGACTAATCTCCAATCACTCCGAAATCAACGGTTTAAAAAACAGGGGCCGCCCTATACAAAAATCGGAAATCGTATCCTCTACAAAAGAGAGGATATTGAAACCTTTGAAATCCAAAATCAAACATCCACCAAATGAAATCAATTCCAACAATTCAAGGATTCGGCAGAGTAGTTGCTGAGCCTGAGGCCCGTTATTTTGAAAATGGGAACGCAGTTTGTAAGGTTGTTATCTACCTAAACCAAAAATCCAAAAAAGATGATCAAGGAAATTGGGTTGAAACTCCACCCTTAAAAGCTCGGGCATCAGTCTGGGGTAAACAAATGGAGTCAGTTGTTAATACTGTTAAAAAAGGAGACGCCGTTTTTGTCTCTGGAAATCTTGAGCAAGAATATTGGAACGATAAAAAGACAGGCGAATTGAGGACGGCTCTTGCTATCAACTCAGCGTCAGTTGTTGCAGTAGAAACAAAAAAAGCTGGACAGACTCCACCACCTCCAGCTCAACAACCTCAAGCATCAGGAACAAATTGGCAATCTTCGCCAGTTGTTCCAAGTAACAGTGATATTCCTTTTTAAATAAAACACGCTAAAAAAGGATAGGGCGTTGCACCGTCCTACTCCTCACACTTCATGGCCCCACCCCATAGGGGCCTCTCTTTTTACCCACCATGAAAAAAATTGTTCCAATTGTCTTGGCTGTTAATTCTGTTTTTCTTTTAGGAATTATCGGCGGCGGTTTCTTTGGCTATAGATATATAACCAATCCAAAAACACAAGAAAAACTAATTAAAGAAATTGGTGAAAAAGTTTTAGGTGGAATCAATATCCCAAAGGTTCCATCATTTAGCGGTGGAGCAATAGTGCCTGATACTAAAGCGGGGCAAGCAGCGGGCCAAGGATCAACATTCCCTAAGATGTCAGTTCCTAGATTCTGATTGTTTCATTTCGTTAAGATCAACGGAACGCCCTAGACCTCAAGCATTACATATTTAATATGTGGAGGTCTTTCCAATTATTTTCATGGAATTAATTACATTGAAAGGTAAAAACGGGGCCGCTCTTAGAACAGCCGCCACGACCAATCAAAAGACACTCGAACAGAGAGTCACCAATCTTGAGGAAGAAATGAGAACTCTTTTCTGGATCGTTGGTTTACTCTCAGTCTTTACCCTTCTCACCTAAACAAGACGCCCTCAGTTGAGGGCCTTTTTTTTGTCTATTATTAGATGGGCTGGGATGGAAAGACGGCCCGCCCCTCGATGAGGCAAAGCCATTGAGGGGTCAAAATTTTATGGTGGACTTATGGGATCTCTACAACCTCCAAGCCGTTTGAGTTGCTGGAATTATTTAATTGAGTCAGTTGATCGAGTAGTCGATGGAGACACTATTGACATCACAATCAATCTTGGATTTTCGCTTTGGACCCGGCAGAGAGTCAGAATTGCTGGAGTTGACACGCCAGAAAAAAGGACAAGAGATGCACAAGAAAAAGAACTTGGGATCGATGCAACCAATTGGTTAAAAAGAAAACTGAATGAGGCCAAGGCAGAAAAAAAACCTCTTTATGTAAGGACAGAATTGGGTAGCGGATCGACAGGAAAATATGGAAGGCTTATTGGTTGGCTTTATGTGAATGATTCTCCAATCTCAATCAATGAGGAAATGATCGCCGAGGGTTACGCTTGGGAATATGACGGCGGAACCAAGAACAAGAATTTTGAAGAATTAAAATTTATTCGACGTCAAAAAGGAACTTTATAAATGGCCGAGGAACCGATAATTAAAGAGCCAATAATATTCCAGCCAAATATTGTCGAGCCAAGAATTTCTGATCCTGTAATTTTAGAACCTCCAATTATTCTTCCAGATCCAATTTCAAGAGATCTTCCTTTTGGTCTTGATCCATTGGTAATTGAAATGCCCGGATGTGTTGAAGCTCGGGACTCATCCACAGGGCGGGGCTCGGATCATTTCTCGACAGATGAATCCTCAAATTTAGTTTTGTGTGATTATTCAATGCCAATATTTTCTCCGCTAGATGCGAGAGCGGCGGAAAAAGTTCAGGTTGTGGGAGAGGTCCAGAGGCCGAAACTTACAGAGAACGAGGGAACAAAAAAAAATCAAAATGTTACACCTCCACCAACAACAGCAATCCGACAAGACAATCCACCGCCTCCCCAAAATTGTCCTCCAAATTCAGCTCCGCCAATTGGGAGCATCGGAAAATATGGAAGGGGCAAAATAATTAATTACCGTTTAGATCTTTTTACTGGAGAATGTGTCACCGAATATGAACCTATTAAAATTATTGAGACTATTGATCATTATGTCCCGCCGCCCAGCCTCGTAAGTGGCGTCATGATTACAGCAGTCTTTGGAGCTTCATCAGCTCTCTTGGCCGCTCCATTAACTGAGCTTATAAAAAAAAGAACCAAACCCCTACAGAAAAAAATTATTAAAGCAGTTAAGAAGAAATTAGGTAAAAAAGAAAAGCCACTTTCTAGAGGTGAAAAGATAAGAGCTCAAAGGGAAAAAAATAAAGTTAATCTTCTTTGGCGTTCACTTCTGAAGAAATAGTGTGAACATGATTTGGCAAAGTATTAGTTGGTAAATGGTTCACGACTTCGACATCTTGGCAAAGTAATTCATATTTACTTCCGGGCTTAAATCTTATATTGGCTTTGAATAATTCCCCACATTTCTGAAGTCTTCCCATTTCTAAGGCAAGCCGCTTATCATTCAAATCTAATTCAATTAGTTCAACAATTTTCGCTGCCCCTTCCCGGCACTTTCTAACAGCTCGGCGGTCCAGATTAATATTCCAGCTCAGGCTGATTCCCGGCGAGATTGCCACATTCGATTTTTGATTTAGCTCTACTGTTTTATAACCAAGGATCGCACCGGGATTGTCTGGGGCTCCGTCTGGACCATCAACTTGGTTCCCATTATCGTCTGTAGTTATTAAACCTGTTAAATCTCTTTCATCATAAATAGGCTCTAATTTCACATCTTTATGAGGTGTCTGATAACTGAGGTTAGAGGTAACAAATGGCTGGACAACCAAAGTGTCAGACTGACATTGCAATTGTTGTGTACTGTAAAGATTTGTAAACTGTCTACTCGGGACGTTTTGCACGGCCATGTTCGTCACACTGCCAGATGATGAGGCTGAGGGGCTATTAGTCATTGAAACGCCGTTACTTAATGCGGGTGATTGAACGGCTAAAGATATAAATAATGTCGATAATATTTTTTTCATTGACTAAATATTGAAGTGGATTCAGTCAAACTTTTTGTTGTAGTTTCTCTTTCTATGTGAACATATTCAGCAAGGCCGGGTCCGATCAAACTTTCTGTATATTGCGTCGGGGCTCCTATAACATGCTGCCCCATTATTGGCTTACTATTTAAGTCTATATTGGTCCAAGTGCTAGAGATACCGTTGACGGTCTGGGTCTGAGTGTTCGCCGTTGTTGGTGTTAAAGATGACCCATTTAAAACTTTTAAATTGCTGCCAGATTGTGAAAAAGTATAGCCTGTATTATAGTGCCAGCTCTGTATAATCTCTTTTTGAGTCGATTCAGTCTCAGTTCGAGACGAAACCGAACCAGCTCCGAAATTTGGCACAACTGGTACGGCTGTACTACTTAAAGGGAATATTAAAAAAATGCCTGTGGCGATGATTAGGCGATTCATTCAAATTATTGACCGATTTCTATGATCGAACTGATGCTCCCCGAAACCGTTGTCCCTGAGCCACCGGGAGTGAGTGAAATTGCACCCGCCTGAGTAAGAGCAACGGCCATCGAATTCTTATGGCCACCCGCCACGGTCACAGTGTCTCCAAGAGTTAACAAGGTTGCCGTTGCTCCAGTGGTACTTGATACGGCTACGCCTGTCTGAGTGGGAGTAGAATCCCCTTGGATAAATGATTCTGTTAAGGAAGCTGAGCCAGTCCCGCTGTGAGTAAACGTGTTTGTGCCATAGGTGGCCGCTTGGCCTGTCAAAGTCCCATCAGAGCTGGCTGGTCCAGTCAATCCACCAAGGGCTGAGATGGTCAATCCATCCGAGCTAAAACTATATGTAGAGCCAACCCTTTTGCTATGCGTGTAGGCAGAATCTAAAGTCCCCGAGACAACTGTTTTTAGTTCATGCTTGTAGCCCGCCGCCGCTGGTAGGCATGACCCAGCCAACAGCAAACCAGCAACCGCAAATATTTTAAATTTCATTAAGTGGGTGTTGCTTGCCCTTCTACTTTAACAATCTGAGTATTTTGTGCTATGTGCTCAGAGGTACGCTTTGCTTATCTGAGCTAATAAACCGAGGATAGCCAAGATGGCCGCCGAAATTGCCCCGGCTTGAAAGACTCTTTTTTCTAGTTGTCTTACTCGGTCCTCCAGATCGTCGTTTCGTTCTTTAAGCCTAGAAACTCGCATATCTAAAACGACTATTCTTGTTTCTTGAGTTGCGTCAAGACTGAGAGCTTGATCCGTCATCATTTAATTTTTTTGGTGGCTCTTCTGTTTTATCGGTGTCCAAAAGAATTACACCCTCAGGCGTTACAAATTGAATTGGAACCTTGAACTTTACAACGTGACCATCTGCGGTTCCTCCATTGCCTCCATTACCTCCATTTCCTTCAACTTTTTCTTTATTTTGTTGCTCTACTTTGTAGGTTCCATCGTCTCTTTTTTTTGCACTTTTCTCAAGGCCAAATGAACTTAATGCGGACGCCAAAAGACTTGCTGGGAAAGTGATGTCCTGCTTTTCTCCTGACGAGATCCCCGGAATTTTTGGGAGGTAGTTTAATGTAACCAGACTTCCGCTCCAGACCACTATGAGCAGACGGACAAAAATTGATATGAAGTTACTTAGCATATCAAATTCATCTTCATCAACATGAACTTTGTCTTTCATCTTTTGAAATAAATTCTTCTTTTTTTCTTCTGTTTCTTTTGGTGTTTCGTTGGTGGGTTCCATTTTAAAATTTGGTAATGATTAATAAAAATCTACTCCAAACCGAGATGGTATGGAAAATAGACCGCTTAAAGCTCAATGCTCTTATTGAGATTCATTTCGGCGAGCAAGTCAGCCCCACAGAGGTCAACTCTGTCATGAACGAGATCGAGAGCAACGCAAGCTGGGTAGGAAAGTTGGACCCTGTTCGTCAGACAGTATTGATTGACTTGGCGATTCATCAAGGGTTCGACTTGTTCCTCAACATTGAAATTGTTGAGGCGTTCAGGAATCATAAATTTGAGGATCTTGCTGCTTTTATTTTAATGGAGTCATCAAGTGATAGGGCATACAGGTTGGCAGAGATGGCCCTGACAGGTGCTTATTGTTTAGAAATTAGATAGTCTATAAAAGTAGCCAACAATTTCTCATGGAGAATCTATGGCTTAATTTGGACATTCCGCCCGAGAGCCAATTCCGTCTGGAGCTAATGCAAAGGACAATCAGAGGACCTTTTACACCCGCCGAACTGACAGAGCAGTTTGACGAGTGTTTGGCTCATCTTGTCCATAAAGAATGGTATTTGAAGCAGTGCATAAAATATATTGCTGAGCTTGAGGGACAACAGCAAGCGGGCTATCCATTCGACGGCCTTTCAGATGCCCCTATAAAGCGTTAGTCAACGTAATGGATATAGCCAAGGACAACTAATTTTTCACCGCCTCCTGATTCCTCCGCTCTCATCCATGGCCACATAGATGGATAGACGACGACCCCGCCTTCCTGAGGTTCAATTTTTTGCTGGAATTTTACAAAGACAGTTTCCCCTCTTGTCTCAGGTTTATTGATATAAAAAACAAAAGACAAGATTCTTCGAGAAGTTCCAAGGTCTTTCACATCCACATCTGGAAGCGTGAAATTTTCCCCTGTATATTTCCGCATTTTTAATTCTTCTATTCCGTGAGCCTCGGGGAATTGCTCTTTATAGAGCTGATTATTTTCGACATAGCGGACAAATAATTGCTGTTGTAAAGCTGCTAGTTGCTCGGCGATGCGTGGGTGCAACGTGGTCACGTTCCATTCGTCGAAAGATTCATTGGATGAATCAGGCGGCGTTGTAGCTAATTTCTTGAGGCTTGAAATTTGTTCTTCATTTAGAACTTTTTCAAATGGAGTAATTAAAAAATTTTGCATGATTAAGAACAAAGAATCCAGTTGTCATTTTTCCAAAGATGAGGGCGGAAGCGTTCAAGCCGATCATCAGGCGACCATGGCCGACCTCTAGGAATTGGCATCCCTAGCCAACCAATTGCGGTTCTGTTGGGAGCCTCTCTTGGCGTCTCAGCCGATAATTGATTCATGTCTTTCCTTTCATCCAGACCGACCAAGACAAGCCCGCCATGAGGTGCGTTCTCTATCTGTGAAGGGGAAAAGAATCTATCCTCATTTCCAGCTAAAGAAATAAATTCAGCGGCGTCATCTGGAAGTATGCAAAAGCTCCCAGTAATAGGAAGACGCACCGAGACGGTGATTCCTTTTAAAGATTGAGGCTTGGCAAATTCTCTAAGAATTAACCGCACTCGGTCCCTTGTTTGGCGTTTAGAAAAAAAATCCATGGATCAAAATTTTTGGCATTGGATAGGAGAATGAGAGCAGCTCTCAACAGCGTTCATTTCATCAGGTCCATTAAGGAGGGCCGCCGCTCCGATTGTGAGGACTGCGACAAT